ATTAGCCAGCTGGTTCTGGAGATCCTTAGAAGCCGCCCGGATCCGCTCCGTCTGCTTCGCTTCCTCAGACAGGACCGTCTCCGTCTGCATGCGCTCTGCCGACTGAAGTTCAGCGTCGGCCAGCTCGAGGTTGCCCTCATTGATCAAACCTTGCACTGCCGTGGCTTTTTCAAAGTCGATGATGCCGAGTTTTACTGCGTTGGCCAACTCGTTGTTGAGACGCCTGGACTCTTCCTGCATCCTGTCTCTCTCAAGGGTGTCACGACCCTCGTAATATCCGGTAACACCGGCTTCGGCCAGCGACTCCGCCTGCTGCGCGGAGCGAACGCCCTCCTCAAACCGCTCGCGGACGGTCGGTTCGGTGATGGTCAGGCCCCTGGCCAGCTGCCGGTCTGCTACATCCTGCTGTAACATGGCATCGCCCCGCGCCATTTCTGCTGCCGACAGATACTGCGGAGCCAGCATCCCGGCCTGCTCCAGCTGCAAGGCAGCCCGGTCCATCTGCGCCCCTATATCCTGCTCGCGCCCCTCCAGTGAACGAGCCCCCCGGAGGAAGCCGCTGATGTCGGCCTCTCTCTCTATGGCCTGCTGCTGAGCAAGGCGGGCCTCCAGCGTATCTTGACCGCCCAGCCGCCCAATCATCTCGCCGCCGGTCATATAGCGTTCCGATTTCAAGCCCGCTAGATCCAATGCCGCCTGATAGCGGGGGTCGTTCTGCTGTCGGAAGGCCTGATCGGCCAATATATCAGAGTAGGTCCGTCCATAGCCTGCGCGAAGCTCACCGAGGACATCGGCGGTGTCGCCCCCGCCGCGCAGTACCCCATATCGCTGGAGGTTTTCAACGGTCTGCGCCTCATCTTTCTGCTGCCGCGCTTCTAAGTCGGCCATCTGCGCGGCTGTCTGCGGGTCCATGCCGCCGGGGCCGGTGAGGCTCTGGCGCAGCGCATCCAGATAGAGGTCGCCGAGGTCGGTCTCATACTGGAAAAATTCGGGGTCATACTCTACGTCGCCGCCCGCCAACAGGCTGGGGCCGCCCGTGGGAGCTACAGCTTCATCAAGACGGATGTCCAGGTTCGGGTCGGCCACCTTTAAGCTCGGGAGCCCCCTCCTCGTCTCTGCCCCCGCCTCCTCTGCCGCCGTCACCGCCTCACGCTGGGTCTCCATCTGCTGCTGGCGCAGCTGTTCGTCGGTAACACCGCCCGTAGCCACGGCGGCGGCCGCCGAAGGCCCGGAAGGCTGGAAGGTCGTGCCAGCATGGGCACCTCGCACATCGACCTGCGGCTGATCCACCGGCCCTGTCGCAGCACCACCAGGGGCCACAAAGTCCTGCATCACCATCGCCCGCAAGGACTCTATATCCGAAGGCATGCCCAACCGCTGTGCGGCTATGCTGGCATCCATCAAATTAAAATCAGTGCGGCCCTGCCGCGCCAGATTACGGGCCTTCTCCAACTCCTGGTTGTACATATCCAACATGCCCGGGTCGAGACTTGGTGGCGGTGGCGGTGGATCAGCTCCTGCCCCACCAGGCGAGGCTACAGCTGCCGGATTGCCAGCGGACTGCGCCGTTTGAAATCCTGGCGAGCGGGTATACTCCACCGCCCGCTCCGGGAAAAGCTCCTGGAACTCAGAAAACGACATGCCACCGAAGGTAGGATCACGGGCACCAGGATCGGCGGCGATTGCCGCTGACAACCCCGTGGTATAGTCACCAAAAGAGCTAGTGTTAAAAACATCACCCGCATAAGACACGGCCTCTAAAGGATCATAGCCCTCAATGCCCGTGAGTTCCGGGGCTTTCAGAGCCTGCTCTAGTGCCTCCCGGTCATAGGCACCAAACTGCGCCCCACGTAAAACTCGCTTGAACCGGGGATCTGTTTTATAATCGAATCCATTAGCCATGATTTACTCCACGCCCACCACTTCGCGCCGTCGCATCAAGCCTATCGGTTTGTACTGTAACATCACTCTCCGAAAGGTGAATGGTTCGTCGCTGGCATTGTTTGTGTATTTAAGCTGACTTGTGTTATCGTACCCGATCAGGTCCGTGTCGGCATATAGGGCTTGGTCCTCTCCGCCCAGCTTGGTGGTGCCCACGACAAAGCTACCGAGCCCTGCGGAGGCCTCGCCCATTATTATAGATTCGGTGATGCCGGTGATCTTAGGCGACTGCTGTAACACCTGAACATCGTAGCCGCTGTCCTGCGTGTCGAAGAAATGACGCGCATAGAGCCAGCGCAGCCGCATGGCACCCCCCGCCGGAGGGGGTGCGCCCGTCTCGAAGGTGGACGCGATAGCCGAAGAGTCGTCGTTGTTGTTGGTGTCGTGCGTATAGACGGTGCCGTCGAACCCCCCGGCATGGGGGATCTTATCCACCAGCGCAGAGCAGTCCCGCGCCATGTTGGTATAGGGCCCCGACCAGCAGTTGAGGAGGGTGTTATACACGATGGCGTAATTGTTTGTCGCCTGCGAAGTCCCATATGGAATAAACCACCACACCTCATTCATCACCGGATAATACAGGCTATGTACGAGGCTCAGCTTGGCGGTGTTGAGCTTGTCCCAGAACCGCGAGCCATCCAGGGCCTTGCTCATTTTTGTTACCTGGTCGCTGCCATCCCACGCATAGAAGCCATCGAGGCGCGGAAAAAGCTGCATGCCTGCGGGCAGCACGACGATAGCCCGGCCCGACACGGTGCCTACGGGAGCCCGCCGCGACACCTGATAGGGCACCGTAGCATTGCCGGTAGGGGTGAGGGTGTGGATGCCCTGGTCGGTATGTACGGCGAGCGCATTGCCGAGGGGGGCGATGCCGGTGATGTCATAGTCGAAGTTGTAATAATCCGTAGCGCCCCAGGTGGTGATGTCCCCCGTATTGGAGCGCCACAACTGATAGGCGGCCCCGTTGACATTGCCCATCCACAACCGGTTGTCCCAATAGGCGATATGCTTGCCCTTGGTGAAGCGGGCGTCGTCGTCAAGGGTGCCAGCGTTGGCGGTGCCCCCAGCCCAGGTGATCGAGTCGGTATCGACGCCATTGGTCAGCACCAGCGTCGCACCGGCCAGCACCCACTGGAACACATTGTCATTGCCTGCCGTTATTGTTACAGAGCCGCTGCGATCCGTGCCCGACCCTCCTGTAACATCATAAAACTTATCGCCCGCTATGGCGAAGGTCTTCTCCGTGCCCGCCAGTATCACCTGACCCACTGCCGTTACCGTGGCATCGCTGTTCAGGGCCGAGCTGTTGAACTTGGCAAAGCCCTTTCGCTTCTCGACCTGCCCCGCCTGCCCTACGCGGCAGTTGGTCATCGAAAAAAGGGCTTCGGTGCCCAGATCCTCGGTGGGAAGGTCGTAGCGGACGCCCTTCTGCCAGGGCCCATACTGGACAGTGCTTGCGGCTATAGGCATTAGGAGAGGCTGCCCTCTGCGGGCTGGAAGTTGAACGTGCCGGAGTCGAGGTCGTCCCTGCGGCGCATACGAAAGATGCGATTGCCCTCGATAAGCCTGTTCTGCGTCAGCCCCCGCTGTATGATGCGCTCCATCTCAGCCTTATCGACCATAGATCCCTGGTCGTCGCCCTTCTCTTGCTTGTAGAGGGCGCTTATGCCAAAGGCCGCTGCGGGCTGTATGATGGGGTGGAAGTAAGGGTCCAGCGAGTCGCCGTCGTTGTCCGAGTCGAAGTCGGGTATGAAGGCGTAGTACCTGTATTTGATCACGTCGGTGCTGTTGTCGGGCAACGGGTAGAGCGCCACGGTGACATAGCCGGTGCTGCTGTCTATGCCGTCGATGCTCACGAAGCGGGGGTCGCCCGTAACCGAATGATCCGGGTCGTTGGCATCGAGATCCTGGCTGCTCCATATGACCATGACGTGATTCTGGGTGTGATTGCGGAAGGACAGGGGCTCCAGGACATCGGAGGCCAGGCTATAGCTCCGCTGATCCTCCACGCAGGTGAAGTTGCTCTCCTTGAAGAGCCAGAACCACTTAGCGCGGGCGGCGAGGTCTTTGCTGACGAAGTTGAGATAATCTCTTGCCCCATTTTTGAAGGTCGTCGAGGTCGTCGATAGCCCAACGCGCCGCAGCGCAATCTGCATCACTTCGAGATTGGTCAATGTAGGTCCGTCCAGCTGCCATCGGCCCTGACTTGCAGCTTATTAGTGGAGGTATTATACAAGATGAACCCATCCGCGATATTACTGAGCGCATCCCGCGCTGCCGTCGTCATCTGCGGAGCCGCGAGGGCACTCAGCTGCGTTCCGTCGCCACGATAACCTGCTGCGAATACGTTGCCATATACCGTCAGGTCTCCGTGAACGGGATCGGCCATGTTACATCGTCGCCGCTTCCGAGTCGATCTGATCCAGGTCGAACTCGCTCAAGTTATTGCCGTTGCCTTCGAGCCATCTCTTCTGCCAGATCGTCGTAGCCTCTGGGCCTCGATCTTTTATCCTGCTCGGCGGGTCGGGGATGAAGTCGGGCAGATGGGTCACTTCGCCAAAGGCTTTCACGGTGTTACGCACTTGCTGGTTGTTGAACTTATTTCTTTTAGCGCGGGTATGGGTCTTATTGAGGTCGAGGCGCATGCGGATCTTCTCTTTTACATCCTCGCTCGCAGCGGCGATGACCTCGGCTATCTGGTCAGCGGTAACACTCGGCGGAGTAGACTCCTGGGGTGCCAGGGGTGCTTCCGCTTCCATTGCTTCGGTCATATCGGGAGTCGATGTCTTGTTCACGGTCTTGCCTTTCAAAAGTAAACGGGGGAGGGCCATTGGCCCTCCCCCGACAAACTATGCTACCAAGCCTTGCAGGATAACGCCTACATGGCCGGTGTCGTCTGATGCAAAGGTGGCCATGCCCACCAGGGGCTCGGTCTCCGCATCCTTGGTCTGCACCGCCCCGGTCACTCCATCACTGAGGGTCAAGTTGGCCCCGATGGCTACGGCCCCATCGGACAGGATCGTAGCGACCCCTGCCGTCTGCACCCAACCGTAATAGTTGGCCGTGAAGTTGATAGGCGTAACACCCGAG